TTTCTCCGAGGTGTTCATGCGAACACGGAGAACATTGGAGCGACGAGCCTCATCACGATAGCTTTCAGAGACAAAGCCACCGGGAGCATCAGAAGACCACACCAGGGTGCGGCCAACTCCACCAGCCGTGAACTGACCACTCTGCACATTGGCAACAATGATCTGGCTGTTGGGAACAATGAAGCCACCAGAGTAGCTCTTGTTCTTATTGGCAGAGTTGATGGCGGCACGACCAACCAGAACCCGCTCAACCCCGAGGGCGGCGGCGATCTCAGCATCACTCAAGAGACGGCCCTTGGTGTCAGAAACAACACCGAAGAACTGATTCTGGAGTTTGGTGGTGCGGCGGATACGCTCAAACACAGGGGCAGACATGATGACCGTGTTGGCCTCATAACCAAGCTTGTTCAGCTCGGTGCGGGCTCCAGCCACATCGCCAGCCACATCAATGTTCGCCAGGTTAGCATTGGTATATGCAGAGATGGCGGACTGATCTGAAGTGGTGAACGGGGTGTTGGTAGCAAACAGAATGTCGCTAACACGCTTCTCATGGCCAAGTTTGATTTGGCGGAGGAGGAAGCGGGCCGAAGAGGCTTCGAGATCAAAGAACCGATCAGCATCAGCGCGGAAGCTGTCATCGATTAGTTCCTCGAGGCCATACTCGATCGTGTCGTAGGTGTCAGTTCCAAAAGAACGGACAGCACGCGCATAATCAGAGCCAGCCGCACGGGGCTTGGAATCGTTATTCAGAAGATCAGCTTGGGCAAGCTGAACCTTCAGATATTGACCGCTCTTGGCAGAGACAGGGAGAAGAGGGAAAACCTCAGCTCCGATCAAGCCAGTTTCGGCATTAGGGGCTTCAATCAACGCTTGGTTGATGTCTGCCCGAATGGTGGTTCCACCAGAAATAAAGCTCATTTTTTTATTCTTTCTTTGTTATGGGTTAGAACATCGGGACGGCCACTTCAATCACAGCAGAAGTCGCAGTAGCGGCTTCCAGAGCGATTCCGGCAGTCACAAGGTTAGCCGCCAAGGTCGTAACCTGGCCAGCATTGTCGAACTTCAACACATCGCCCGCGGCACAAGTCCCCGAGACGGTTGCGAAGAACGTAGGATGAAACAACTTCACGGTCACATAACCGCCAGCCGCCACATCTTCAATGGTTGAACCAACAGCTTTGGTCGCCCCAGTAACAGCCACATCAATGCCACCAGCGGTGACGGTTGAAGGCTGAACGAAGCGATAAGCCGAGATCGCGGACGAGCTAGAGAACGTCCGGAACGTATTATCAATATTCGTGCTCATTCTTATTTATCCTTTTGTTAGATGTTCTTAATGCCACGGCTAAGAGCCTCGGCATATTCTTTCGGGTTGGAAAGCATGACGGCCTTCATAGCCTTCAGCTTCGAAGTCTTATACTCTGGATGACCAGAAACAAGGGCTTCAAAGTTCTTTGGCTCTTCCTTCTTTTCAGAGGGAGCCTCAACAGCAGGGGAAGCAGGGATAGGCTTGATTCCAAATTGTGTAAGAACTTTCTTCACAACTTCAGACATTTCACAGCCATTATCCTCTTCACCATCTTCTTTTTTAACAACAATGGTGGGAGCCTCTTGAGCCTGGACGACTTCTTCTTTTTTGGGCTCTTCCTTAACCATTTCGTCTTTTTTAACTTCTTCCTTGGGCTTCATTGCATCCTCAAGGGCGGACAGGCGAACTTTAATTTCATCCATATCCTTTTTATAATCATATCCTTCTTTATTTTCCATTGCTTCTCCTTCTTTTGTCAAACCATCCCCATCAACAACTGCATCTGGCAGATCAACAGGAATTGTTTTTCCTCCGGCTACATAGCCGAACTTTTGCATAAATTTTACAACTTCTTCAAATAAACCATTGGTGGCCGCTGGGCTGGATACCAAATCAGCAGATGCAATGCTTTGTGGGCGAATGAACTCCTTCCCATCAATGCTTTCGCTCTCATTTACAAAGGCCAGGGAGATTCCAAATTGGTCTGGGGCTTCATCAGCCATTTCTTTAATAAGGCCATAGTGAGGGCTGTTCTTCAAAAGTTTCAAATCTGCAACCAGTTTGTCTCCCTCAATCCTGGCATTCCTGGCAAAGCCAACCACAGCGTCCAATCCAGAGCCATGGTTCATTTTAACTTTCACACCATTAGGAGCCTTTTTCATGATCTCCATGGCCTTTTCAAGGCTGGTTTTATCTACAAATAGATCGTGGCCTTTGGCCTCACCAATCTCAAGAATGCTTACGCCACCAAAGTCATTTGCCTCCATCTCCTCATCCCCACATTCCATTTCCTCTTCATCCCTATAAGTGCTGTAGGCAACAGCCGCCCTTTGGGTTTCATCTGGAAACTTGCTGATTGCTTCTTCATCTCCCATGAATCTGGACACAAAATCTTGTTCAGACTCATCACCGCTTGGAAGTGGTAGGGGCATAAAAGCCCCTTTTATGTCAAAGCAGATCGCCGTCTGCTTTTCTATAGGATTCTTTTACTTTTCCACCACCAGCCATGACTAGGAACTTTGAAACCCTGGCCAATGCCCAGGCATTCCTAGAGTTTGGCTTTCCACCTCCAATGGTTGGCCTAAAGCTGGTTGAATAAGCCCCTGCACCCCTTCTGAATACTTTCTTGAGTGTTCCAATGGATGGGGCTTTCTTGCCTGGATTTTTGTCTTTCCATTCTTTAAGTTTGTTCTTTATGGCCTCTTCAGCACCTTCACCAATCTCAATCTTTCCACCTGTGCTTTTGGTGGCCGCAGAACCAGGCTTATTCTCTTCTGATCCCTTAATTCTTTCCTTTTCTGGGGCTGGTGTTTGAGCCGCAGATTTCGGTCCTGGTCTTGCTAGTTTAGTATCTTTAATTCTTCCAAAAATGGATTCTGTATATGCATCGAACATTTTTTCAAACTTTTCTTCTGTAAAAAGACTGCTTGGAATCATCATTTTATTTTCGGCCCCTTATAAAATTTATACATTTCCATAACCTCTTTGCTGTATTTCTTGCCATTTACACTACCATTAAATACTTCTGCAACAAATTCAAGAGGGTTTTTGGTGGCATAAGTTCCAACTTGTTTGGCAATTGCCTTCCTTGTTGCGCCTATTCTTCCAGAGCCAAATTTGCCTTTTCTATATTTTATCCATTCTTGATATCCAATTTCTTGAGCATGAGCAATATGTCCATATTCATGCGCAAAGGTATCAATGTTTGTTGTCCATCCAATCTCTAAATCTTTCTTTTTATTTTCCATGTAAAGATTTGAGTCAAAGTATTTTGAATTTAATGAAATTTTTTGCTGTTTAGATTCATAATCTGTTTGCGCCCATCCATAGGAGTCTTTTTGATCTCCAGTTCCAAGCTCTGTCCATATTTTTTGAGGAGGAGGAATGTTGTAGCCTTTTGCAATTAAATTATCGTATGATTTTTCCACGGCTTTTAAGTTTTCCATGTTCCTTGGCATAATTGCAATTACGCCTCTTTTGCTCATTTTATCCTCTATCCTTTTTCTTTCTTTATCTATTTCTGTTTTTGGCTCCTCTGGCTTTGGCATATTTTTGGGAGGTGGAGGAGGTGGAGGAAGTTTTGTTTTTTGTGCTGGTATAGGAGTTGGAGTTTTTGGTGCTTGTTTTGGAATCTTTCCGCCTGGTCGTTTTGGCGTATATCCTCCAATATTTTTGGGACGACCATAGCCTTGCGCACATGAATTGTCATCATCAAAAGTTCCATCATCTTTCATTCCACATGGGTTTAATTCATCTTCAATAGTTTTAGCAAGCTCTGTCGAATGTTGTTGGATAGAAAGTTTTTTATCTTTTGCCTCCATCTGTCTAACCACTTTTCTTGCCCAAGCATAACCAGCATCGCCACCCCATCCATTCCAGGCTTGCCAGCCTTTTCCCTGTTCATTCCAGGTTGAACCATTCTTATCAACCTCATGGCGATCGAAGAAGGCTTTCATCCTGCGAATGGTGTCTGGTGAAAACTTCACACCATTGATCAAATCTCGCGCCCTGGCTATGCCTACAGGTGTCATTCCCTTTTGGCTGGCTGGTTTCTGCTCCCTTACTGCCAAAGCCCTTTTAGCGGCTATTCTAGCGCCTTCTGGTGGGGTGAAATCAATGCCATCATATTTGCCCAACTCAATTCCACCCATCATGCCAGCAATGAGCATTTTAAGCTCTTGATGGCTTAG